TGATGTCGGGTTCACTTGTGATGAACCTGTGTTGTACCAGTGTACACTCGTTAAAGTTGTCGAAATTAACTCCTACTCTTACCCATCCGTGGTCCTGTAAGAATAGGAACAGCAATACTTTTAACATTAGACACCTCGCACGTCATTGATTAGACCTCTGAGCCAGCGTGTGTCTATACCGCTCTCTGGGTCGTGTTCGTCAGCATAGTAGTCTAGGTCTTCCAAGGCTCTTTCTAAATATGTATTGAGAGGTTCCAAGGCTCGTTCTAAGCCGTTTAAATCTTCCAAGGTATATTCCTTATGGATTAACTCCAAACCTCCTGAGATGGACTCTAATTTGCTTAGGATGTCTTTTGCTTTTTTATCTTTTAGGTCTTGTAAAGTACACTCTCGAATTTCTGCTGCTGTTGTCATGTTCTACTACTCCTCTTCTGGGTTTGAGTAAGGGTCCTGTGGGTAGTATGGACCACTAATCCTATACTGTACAGCATAACCGTTGTCGAACTCTACTACCCGTGGTTCTGATATAGGGAACTCGTCACCCCATATGTTGAGTTTGCCAAAGAGTCTCATATGGTCTGCTCGTTCTTTAGCGATACAGGTTACCTTTTCGGCTGTCTGTCTGTCCTTATAGTAATAGATACCCTTGCTTTTGTTCATACTAATAACCTCCTGTTAACCTGATTGTAAGGTCTGACGTGTACGCTTCAAATGTAAGACCCTGATTTACTAGACCTGCTACTACCATAACTAATTCTTCTATTGTTGTACAGTTTATTATCATGTGTCTATGCTCCTATGCGTAATCGTATGAATTAGCGACGTTTTCGGCTGCGAACCATGCTAGCCAGTTCATAACATACAGATGATCATCAGACTTTGTGTCCCTTATGGCTTCTACTACATCATCCGCGTTCTTGTCTTCTATGTCGTCTTTGAATACTAGATCAGCAATTAAAGAATAAGCACCGTCGTCACTGAATATTGAAGCGTAATCTCTCACAAGGTCCATAATTTCATCTAGGTTTTCGGTTGCGAACTGAGCCGTATCTCCATAATAAATAAACCCATGAAAGCCCCCATCTATGCCATTGTTTCGGATGTCTTCCATTGTGCCTCTAAACTCTTCGACATCTGTATAACTTAGACCTAATTGCTTTACTACTGCTTTCTCTAATTGGTTGCTCATCTTGTGTGTTCCTGTGTGTGTATGCGTGTATTATACTTATGTGGTCTGGGGTGTCAAATCATTTGTGCTATAAACTTTACCTTTTGTAAACACGGAAGGTTCACCATCACCTACAAATTCAATTTTAGCCCGTGTTTCAAAGGTGACACCGTTCCATTTTGAAGTTTTACCTGTGATGTGTACGTTAACAGCTAAACCGTTACTGTGGTGGTCATGGGTCATCCACGATTTTGACTCTACCCTATAGTCACAACCGTTCCACCCATTGTCTTTATAGGTGCAATGGTCTGTTTTAACGAATGACCACGTAGGCCATGAATCGGGATATATCGCTGTGATGCTTTCGGTTTTTAATTGGCTCATCTTGTTTACGCTCCTGTCACATTAGTTATCATTCTGTGTACTGCGATTCGTTTAGTTATACAGTGATCTTCTAATATTGTGAAACACTTGTAGGATAAGTTGTTTGCGCTGCACAATCTTAACAGCTCCCCTGTTAACTCTCTTACGTCCAATTGTGTAATGTGTTTGTTCTGCGTCTCTAAGCATTTAGACACCCATGTGTCAAACTCTACTTGTGTCTGTCCTAATTGTGTCGCTGCGTTCATCTTGCTTATGCTCCTATTATGTTAGTTGTGTAGCGGATGTGCTTAGTTTTGTTCGGTTTGTTATACCCTATAAGCTGCGCAGTAACTACTATTCTTTGTCCTTTTATAACTAATTCACTGAAACCCATCTCGTTACCGGGTTCCCAGAGACCAAGGAGTTGGACCCTTAACAAGTCTTTTTTTGCTTTGTTTTTAAGGTGTACGAGGTCTAATAGCCCAGCTTCTTCTAGCTTTTCAATATGAGTGGCAGTTATGTGATTCATCTTGTGTCGCTCCTTATGTGTATGTCGTTTCGTCGTGATGTGCCTATTATATATAAATGTGTTTACCTGTCTACACCTAATGTTGATTACTATAAGCTAACATAAGTCACTGTGATAGTACTTGTGTTGTACTTGTGTATCGTGTAGGTGGTGGCTAATGGGTCCCACTTTGGCTCACACATGTCCACATTTGTCAACCTTTTTCTTCGTTTTCTTTTGTCTAACACATGTTGTCTCGTGTGTCAACACGTGCAAGAATCGTGCCAACTCTGGTGTCTACCACAGGCGTGGCCCTGTGTCAACACAAGTTTACCCCCTGCAATTCTCGTGCCAACTCTGGTTCACATGAGGATAACTCATGTTGCCAAAAGTGGCACACAAATTGCACCGGGGGGTGGGGTTGACAACACGTTATTATTGTAGTACCCACCTAAGCACAAAATAGGTGAAAACTAGGAAAACTAACCCTTATGTAAACACATGTAACCCCATGTTTCTACTAAAGAAACCACTACTACTACCCCTAAGCAATAAATGGCTTGACTTTTAAGAATACTTATGCTATACTATAGTTGTACTTAGGGACAATTTGTGTTATGACCGATGAAATCAAAAGAAGAGGTCGTGGTAGACCCCGGAAGTCCGAAGTCGCTGCTGTCAAGCCCGGAAACAAGGGTAAAGTAGGTAGGCCAAAGGGTGACGCAGCCATAATAAACGAGTACAAGGCTCGTATGTTAGCCTCACCGAAGTCTAGGAAGGTCTTAGAGACAATCTTTGACGCTGCTCTGGACAATGACCATAAGAATCAAGCTTCAGCGTGGAAGCTAATCATGGATCGTATGTTGCCAGTGGGTGCTTTTGAAAAAGAAGTGGTCAACGGCGCAGGTAGAAACTCTATACAGATTAATATCTCTGGTGTTGGTACTGTAGACGTAAGCGACAACGAAGTTATAGAAGGAGAAGTAGTGAATGAAACTTAAGAATTTCTCTTTAGACGAGTTTAACTGTCAGGTCACGGGTGAGAACCGTATGGAACAAGCGTTCCTTGAGAAAATTGATGCACTAAGGACAGCCTGTGATTTTGCCTTTGTCATCACGAGTGGCTACAGACACCCCACAGAACATTACATAGAGGCTGCTAAAGAAGTTCCGGGTACACATGCTCAAGGCATAGCAGCCGACATAAAAACCATAAGCTCTACCCAGAGACACCGTGTTGTTAGCGAAGCTATGAAGTTAGGGTTTACAGGTGTGGGTGTAGCTAGTAACTTTGTTCATGTGGATACTAGGGGTACTACCCCGCTTATGTGGCTCTACTAGAGACAACCTGTGACTACTCAGTCCAAAGACTACAAGAGAACTATCATGGCTCAACTGGACTTAAACTGGGACGGTATCGAAGAGTTAGACGAAGACGAAGTACCACCTGAAGAAGAAAAAGGAGAAGAGCCTGAGTAGTTATGTCTACTGAGCTAAACATAGAACTCCTACCGTGGCAACAAGAGGTCTGGGATGACCCAACACGGTTTAAGATTGTAGCTGCCGGTAGACGTACAGGTAAGTCACGTTTGGCTGCTTGGATGTTAATCCTGAATGCTTTACAAGCCGAAAGGGGCCATGTATTTTATGTAGCTCCAACACAAGGTCAGGCCAGAGACATCATGTGGCAGACGTTGCTAGAACTAGGCAACCCTGTTATCTCTGGTTCACACATCAACAACCTCCAAATAAAGTTAGTCAATGGGGCTACCATCAGCCTCAAAGGTGCTGACAGACCGGAGACTATGCGAGGTGTTAGCCTGAAGTTCCTTGTGTTGGACGAATACGCAGACATGAAGCCTGACGTGTTTGAGCAGATACTTAGACCAGCTTTGGCTGACCAGAAGGGTTGTGCGATGTTCATAGGAACCCCTATGGGCCGTAACCACTTCTACGAACTGTACAAGTACGGTGAACTAGGGGAAGACGAGACGTACAAGACGTGGCACTTCACGTCCTACGACAACCCTCTACTGGACCCTAATGAGATAGACGTGGCTAAGAAGTCTATGTCGTCTTATGCGTTCCGTCAAGAGTTCATGGCTTCCTTTGAAGCCCGTGGCTCAGAGATGTTTAAAGAAGATTGGGTCAAAGTAGAAGAGAACGCAGAAATAGAAGGAGACTACTACATTGCCGTGGACCTTGCTGGGTTTGAAGAAGTAAACAAGAAGCGGTCTAAGAACACTAGGCTAGACGAAACAGCCATAGCGGTTGTTAAAGTAAATGAGAACGGTTGGTACGTGGAGAACATTATCTACGGTAGGTGGACACTAAACGAAACAGCAGCTAAGATATTCCAAGCTGTGCGTGACTACAAACCAACCAGCGTCGGTATTGAGCGTGGTATTGCAAAGCAAGCAGTGATGTCGCCTCTAATGGACCTACAGAAGCGTTACGGGACGTTCTTCAGAGTAGAAGAGCTAACCCACGGTAACAAGAAAAAGACCGACAGGGTGATGTGGGCGCTACAGGGGCGGTTTGAGAACGGATACATAACTTTAAACAAAGGAGAGTGGAACTCTAGGTTCTTGGACCAACTGTTTCAGTTTCCCGATCCTTTAACACATGACGACTTAATTGACGCTCTCGCGTACATAGATCAACTAGCGAACGTAGCTTATGACTATGACTATGAGATTGACAACCACGAAATACTTGACGTAGTAGCGGGATACTAAATATGAGCAACTTATACGAAACAGACCCTTTGTTGATAGAAGAATCTATTGAAGATTGGGTAATGACCAAATGTGAAGATTGGCGTGACAATTACGAGTCTAACTACTCAGAGCGTTTTGACGAGTACTACAGGCTCTGGAGAGGTATCTGGGATTCATCAGACTCCAACAGGCAATCAGAACGCTCTAGGATCATTGCTCCTGCGT